TTAATTCGATTTAGGTTTCCAGCAGTGCGGCAGTAACTCTTCAATCTGGGTCACTTTATGTGTCGGTAACCTTTTCAGCACATCACTTAAATAGGCATACGGATCCAGCCCATTCAGCTTTGCTGACTGGATTAAAGTCATGATGTTTGCCGCTCGCTGACCACTGCGCAGCGAACCTGCAAACAGCCAGTTCTTGCGCCCCAACGCCCAGGGACGCATCTGATTCTCTACCCAATTGTTGCATATCGGTAGATTGCCATCATCCAGATAGCGGCTTAAGGCTGGCCAACGCTTCAGAGTGTAATTGATGGCCTTGGCGGTGGGAGAACTCGATGGCACTGTCAGATGATGTTGGTTGAGCCATTCATATAGTTGTTGCATCACTGGTTGACTATGCTGTTGTCGGTATTCGCGGCGGTCTTCCGCTGTACCATCGGTCTTTTTCCTGAGTTCTGCTTCTATCGCATACAGTTTCTGAATCAGCACCAATGCCTGTTCAGCGACCTGACTTTTCCCGGTCACATGCAGTTCATGGAATTTACGACGTGCATGGGCCATGCAGCCGACCTCTATGACCTGGCCTGATTTAAAGCGTGCTTTATAACCACTGTAATCATCACAGACTAGATTGCCCTGCCAGCCTTTCAAGAACTCTGCAGCATGCTGGCCTGAACGACTATCCTGAAAGTCATAGATCACCGCCTGAACTGGATTGTACTGTGTGGTGGCATAGGCCCAGACATAACCTTTCTTCGGTTTTTTCTCATTCTCACCCATCCGCATGATGGTGACCGGTGTTTCATCTGCATGCAGCACCCGCTGTTGCAGCACCACCTCTTTTAAGGCATTGGCCAGAGGTTCCAGTTCTACACCGCAGCGACCTATCCAGTCAGATAAAGTTGATCTAGAAAGTTCGATTCCCGCCCGCTGATAGATCAGACGTTGACGGTACAGCGGCAAATGATCGGCATACTTCGATACCAGCACATGGCTGAGCAATTCAGGTGAAGCAATGCCTTTATCAATCACATAGGCGGGCATCGCTTGCTGAGTCAGAGTGTCACACTGATCACAGACCCATTTACCACGCACATGCTGTTCCTTATAGAACTGTGCCGGTCTGAAATGCAGTTTCTCACTGACATCTTCGCCGATACGACGGAGTTGGCATCCACAAGTGCATTGGGTTGATGCAGGTTCATGCTCAATACGGATGGTGTGTAGATGATCTGGCAGTGGTCGACGTTTAGGTTTATTGGTTTTGGCTTTCTGTGTCGCTGCATCGGTTTTATCTGCATTTAATCGTTCTAATTCCAGATCAACAGCAGCAATATCTTCTTCAACCGCTTCATCCCATAGGTGGATTTGTTTTGCCGTTAAGTGTTCATTCTTTTGGGCGAATTTGTGCTTTTTAAACAGCGCCAGTTCATGCTCGTATTTTTGATTGAGAATAGAAAGATGTTGAACTTTGGCATCCAATTGTTGGTTTGATTGTGCTAGAGACTGATGCTGCATCGCCAACTGTCTGGTGAATTCCAGCAGTTGTTCATGGGTCAGTTGGCTTAAGTCAGGCAGCGTATTCATGACCGCAGTATGCCTGAGGTCATGAAGAGAATGAAATAGAACGTTTGGAGGATGGCAGAATGGTCGAGCTTGGTTTAGAGCATATTCACCACTTGCTGCAATCCAATTCTCTGCCAGGGCAAACCTTGGATTAATGCCTGTAACTGTTCCGGGCTGAGGGCCACGGTTTCACCTTGGTGAACTTGAGCCCAGTGAAATTTACCCTGTTCCAAACGCCGGGCACACAGCCAGATGCCCAGTCCATCATGTACCAACACTTTCATACGATGACCACGTTTATTACAGAACAGGTAGGCGCAATGCGGTTTGATGTAGCCAAAGGCTCTCACCACCTGAGCCATGACAGTATCCATTCCTGCTCGCATATCCATGGGCTGGGTAGAGAGCCAAATTTCATTGATACGGATCATGTTGCCAGTGCCTTGAGTAATTCTGCCAAGGCAGGTATTTCTGATGTCTGCCATTTTAGCTGAATATCATTATTCGTATGAGGCACGGTGATACACAACGTGATCCTCTCATCAATAGGTTGGCTGATTGCAGCAGTGTAAGGCAAAGCAATAAATGCTGGATTCACATGAGTAGGATCCTGCACGGCACCCTCATGATGGCTGAAGATCCTGATCCAACGACTGACAAGGTTGGCATTAATACTATGTTGCAGTGCGACCGAAGCGATCGAGGTATTAGGATTTTTACAGGCATTGACAATACTGAGTTTGAATTCTTTGCTGTATGTTCTGCGTTTTTTAGCAACAGGAGGTGTTGCTGAATATATATCCATGTTCATGGATTAAGTCCCCACTTGTTTTTAGGTGGGAACTAAATTAAGGCTTATAGGACCGCTTGGTAAGGCTGTGTTAGCCGGATGCTTACGATTGTAGATATATCTTTTATCTTTATTAAGACATGAAAACACCAATTCCAAAAACCAAAATGGATGAGTTAGGTTCGCTGATAAACGGCTTCAAGCCTTTTGAAGTCCTTAGTGAGTTTAATTATGTAAGGTGTATGCGGTTACTTGATAGTAGTAAACAGACTGCACCTAAGGATCTTTGGCATGTTATGAAAGGGCTTATAGAGTTAAATGCTAATAATTTAAGTGAAGCAAATGAGGCAGCATTATATGTTTTAAAACATTCCAATAATTTTAGTTGTTTAAGGAATGCAATTTATATTTTTAATCATACTTTTGATTTTGATAATGTATGTAAAACAACAGATAAAATTGTAAAGCTAATTGAATTACAAAAAATGGATTCCAAAGGAATCTTACCAAGAGATCTTGGACTTATTTTCTTACTTAATGGTGAGTTATGGGCTAAGGACTCATCATTTTATAGTGAAGCTGTGATTAATAACAGTTTTGATCATCACACTGTACTGGCTGATATCAATGATCGACTAGATATAAGTGAAAATGATTTCAAAAAGATCTCTTCTATTATCAAGAATACCGTTTTAAAGAATAATGCGAGAGTACTCAACCATGACTATAGCTTTATTGATGAAGAATTTTTATTACTTATATATATAAATAAACCTGTAAAAGAGATCATGAAAATTAACGAGGAAATTATTGAATTATGTTTTAAAGAAGGTCTTTTGACTGCATTTAACAAGATCTCATATACATTCGTTCCTTATAGTGAGGTTCTGAATGGATAATAAGCTTTTAGAATATTGTAATGAAATAGCATCTGCTGAAACCTCATACCCAGATTTACAATTAAGAAATGTTATCGGTAGAGCTTATTACTTCACATTTCATGAAGCAAAATATCATCTTGAAGATAGATTGAGGTGGAAGCCAACTTCAGAAAAAGGTGGGGTTCATGCAAGGTTATATAGCAGTCTTCTCAGTTATGATTCAAATGCTAATGAACAAACTAAAATAAATGCAGAGCTAGTTTATGCAAAGATCAATTCTTTAAAAAAATTAAGAACTAGGGCTGACTATAAAATGGAAATAAAGATTACGCGCGAACTTGCAAATTTTAGTATTGAAGAAGCTAAAAGAATTTCTGAGTTATTTGAACTAATTTAATTTACAACATTTGAAAAAACCGACCTTAAATGGTCGGTTTTTTATTACCTGAAGGAAAGTTATGTACAAGTTAAAGCTAAATCCTCAGACCAGCGGCTATGGCGTAATACCGGGTGATGATGTGAAACGTCAGCAGATGGATGGCGGTCGTGGTCGCTATTACATCGATGTAAAACGTAATAGCCACATTGTTGATGTGAACTGGAATTTAAGTAAAACCGATTTCAATAAAATGATGGCCTTCTGGCGGATCTATCAGAATAAGCCAGCTTCATTTTATGCGGATCTGGTGATTGATCAGGGAGCACGTCAGCAATACCTATGTAACTTCATTCCGAACTCGTTCAAGACCAATGAGGTGAATGGCAACCTTTACCGGGTAAATGCACAACTCGAAGTTGTTCAAAACCAGCCTAACCTTGCTGCAGATATAGCATTAATTAAAGATTGGGAGGTCTGATGGATAACGAATATGCCGAATTCTTTTTCAATCGAAAAGTTGATATTTATCAACTGGAATGTATTGAACTCTCACACCCTTCTTTTATGAATACTTACCGGGTAGTCCGTAATGATGACCGAGGGGTGTATGTTCAGCACAATGAAGGTGAAGGGCAGGTGCTTTATGAATACCTGCCTATGACAATTCAAAGATCCGGAATGCTGGGCGATCTAGACCAGACTTTAACAGTCTCTATTTCAGGTCTTGGTGATATTTTGCCGGATGAGTTTGAACGGGTAATAGAAGGTCAATTTCCGGATGTAAAACCAACAGTTAATTATCGGCTTTATAGTTCAGATAATTTAAATACACCGATGCATTATCTGCTTGGCTTACAACTCGCCGGTGTTTCAATGAACCATAAAGCTGTGACGTTCAAAGCTGAATCTCCACGATTAAATACCGCTAAAACTGGAGATATCTTTGCACTAGACCGCTTTACTGGTCTCAAGGGGGCTATATGAAAAGTCATGATCATTTGCTTGATAGACAATATGACGAGGAAAACTACAACTGTGTTCATTTTGCTCATGAAGCTGCATTGGATCTATATGGAATAGACCGGGCGGAAGCACTTGAATTTTTTATGAAGCCTATTAAAGAAAAGGTATTTCTACCATCAAGGTTAAAACTTTTAAATCCACTGCCCATGCCCAAGGAAGGCTGCATAGTCGCCTTTCACTCGAGATACCGAAACAAGCCCCCACATGTGGGGCTTTTTCGTTTGGGTCGTGTTCTACATTTGATGGAAGGCGGAGTTACTTTTTTATCCGAAGAAGTGATCAAGGCAATGGGTTTTAGTCGGGTCAGTTACTATGATTAAGATTATTTATAAAAAAGATGCTTTGTCTGAAGAAAAGACGATTGAGCAGGCTCAAACCATCGGACAATGGCTTACTTCAAAATATGATTATATGCCTGAACATGTCCGTATTTTCCATACAACAAGTAATATGGATCATGCCGAAATTTCATTTGCGAATGAAGTCACGCCGAAAAATGCATATGAGTTAAAGCAGCTTGATTTCTTACCAGGTACTTTTATCGTAATTGAGAATCCTAAAGGTATTGAGCTTGGTGCAGCTGCATGGGCTGCTATTATCTCATTGGTTGTGGGGGTGGCAGTTGCATTATTAATGCCTGTGCCCTCAATTACCCAAACCAACCAGAATAACAATCAGTCTTCATCTGCAAATAACGAATTATCCAATCGTGAAAATAAAACTCGCGTAAATGGCCGGATTGCTGATAACTATGGAGCCGGGTGGAACACACCCGACCTAATCGCAGTGCCTTACAAAGTTTATGAAAATAACGTTGAAGTTGAACACGTTGTCGGTTGTATTGGTCGTGGTCACTATAAAATTAACGGTGCTTATGACGGTGAAACAAATATTATTGATATTGCCGGCGCATCGGTAGAAGTCTTTCGACCAGGTGTAGATATTGTTTCAGGTGAGCCATATTTCTCGCTTGGTACCGAAATTACTACACCGCCACTAACTGTTCAGCATCAAACTTCTGTTAATGGCCAAGTTCTCCGTCCAGCAGATACGCAATCTTTAGAGGGTACCAACTATCTTCATTTTGCCTATCCAAACGAGATCCTTCGGGCATCTGCAAACAATACGGATTTAACCACTAAGTTTGTAAGTAATGACCGCGTAGAAATCACCAATGCCTCATTCACGTTTAACGGCCAGACTTATGATTTAAACGGCACTTACAGTGTTCTATCGGTAGCTGATGATCGAATGACGTTATCAAATCCGGCGGCCGTTAATGCTAACTGGTTAAAGCTTAAAGAGTTAAATAACCAACAAACTGCAGCTTTGTCACCAAAGATCAGTTCAATAGGTGAAAAATGGATTGGTCCATTCATTCTGGACAATGTTGAACGTAGCCGGGTGCTGTGTAATTTTGTGGCCACCAATGGACTTTACACAGTTTCTTCAGGTGGAAATCAGGGAGCTGTAAACGTCACGATTGAAGTTGAAGTAACGCCGGTTAATGAATCTGGTGCAGCCATTGGCAATCCAATGCTGAAGCAGATCATTTTAAAGGGTTCGGCAAAGTCACGTCAGACCGTTGGTGCAACGCTGGATATGGTGACATTTCAGGGTCGCTGTAGTGTCCGTGCACGCCGTTTAACTCCGACTCCGGCGGTTACAACGGTAGTAGATGAAGTAAAGTGGCAGGCGCTTTACGGTGCTTATCCTTTGCAAAGCACAGTGTATGAGCATGAAACGGTTTTCCGTGCACGTACTTATGCAACCACTGGAGCTTTATCTGTTAAGTCCCGCAAGATCAATTTTGATCTTCAGCGGATGTTACCGACTTTTAAAAACGGCGCAATGACGACAGAGCTATTTCCTACCTCAAGCTTTGCTGATGCACTGGTTTCAATGGCACTGGATGACAAGATTGGCCGCCGTACGATTGATGAGATTGATCTGGAAAACATCTATCGGACTTATAACGATGTAGTTGATTATTTTGGTACGCCGCTAGCTGCTGAGTTCTGTACTACGATTGATGATACAAATCTATCTTTTGAAGAACTAGTTACCAATCTTTGTGATGCAGTGTTTTGTACTGCATATCGTCAAAATAATAAGCTCAAGCTTTATTTTGAACGGCCAACTGATAACTCGGTAATGCTGTTTAATTTCAGGAATATCATTCCGGATAGTTACAAGCATGATCTGACCTTTGGTGTGATGGATGACTACGATGGTTTGATCTATGAATACACGGATCCGACCGACGATAGCCGTATCAATATCTATTTGCCAGACAAAGGAGCAAAGAACCCGAAAGAAGTGAAGTCTGTTGGTGTACGGAACAAGTGGCAAGCTCATTTCAATGCGTACCGGCTCTGGAACAAGCTTCGGTTCCAGCGTAAATCCATTACCTTTGATGCAGCACCTGAATCAGAATTACTGGTTTTACGTGACCGGATCGCTGTAGCTGATTATCGCAATGGTATTCATCAAAGCGGGGAAGTGGTACAGCAAGAGGGTTTAATCCTCACCTTAAGCCATGATGTAGATTTCATTGCAGGCAAGAGCTATGTGATTTATTTGCAAATGGGGGATGGTACCGTGGACCTGATTCCCGTTACGCCGGGTTCAGCCAAGAACAAAGTAGTTTTAGGCCGTTTACCGAACGGGGCCTTAAAGCTTAGTCCTGATGATTTTGTAAATACTATCTACACGGTGGTTAATGACGATACCAAAGGCTCATTGCCTTATCTGGTAGCGAAAAGAGAACCGGCTGACCAGTTCTCTAATACCATTACTGCAATTAATTACGATGAGCGCTATTACCTCAACGATAAAGACTTTATTGATGTACCGGTTGATGATTCACCGATCTACATTCGATATGACCAGCTTGATATTAATCTCGCACGTTTATATCAAATGCAAAGAGGTGATTTACCAACGACTGGAGAAATTAGCTTTGTAGTTGAAGCTGGTGCGCTGGTTTCAAGCTCAAGTTCTTATCGACCGGAAACCAGATTTGTCTATAAATTCGACTATAAGTCTAGTCCTGCAAAACGAGAGTATATCGTTCCAGCTGCCTCAGAATTACCGGCGATAGATACAGGGGAGTTCCCGCCTGATCTGGTGGTGAATCTAACCATTAAAGGTGCTGTTGTTGGACGTGGTGGAGATGGCGGGTTGCCACATCTAGCTTACGGAGATTGGGAAAAAGATTCTGACTTCAATTTTACCAAACCCCGCCGTGATGGGTTTCAGGGAGCACCCGGTTTGTTGAACCGGCACAGCAAACTAAACCTGATTATCGATGGAGGGACGTTAGCTCGAGGCGGCTCAGGTGGTGGAGCAACACCAAGTGGTATTTACACTGGATCATCTTATGGGGTTCAGGGAATTCCCGGTGGTGCTGGAGCACCATTTGGTCGGGTCATGACTGGACAGCCGATTTCAAATGACTCACAAGATTATCGCCTCTATCTGGAGAGTTATTTATTGGTTATGAAAATCACTGATGCTGAAGCTTCGGTACCCGGGAAGGGTTACCGAACCCAAAATGACCGTTATGGTTCTCCATTATCAGGTGATGGTGGAAACTGGGGCGAACGTGGTACCAAGTCTACCAATGATGGAACATGGAATTGGCAATACCATGGCACAACTGAAGGCCAGCCAGGGCCGGGTGGACCTGCAATTGTTGGGGTGGCACCTCTAACAACTCAATTGATTAACGGAGGGAAAATCTTACAAACCCTTTAAACCTTAAGAGAACTTTGAGCACCCAATTCGGGTGCTTTTTTATTGTCTAAAAATATCTGGAGAAATTAATGGAACCAGTTTCCACTAGCGGTTTTACAGCACTTTTAAAATTATATGGGATTGCAATCATGGTGACTTTAGCAGTCGGTTTGGTTGCAGCAGTTGTATTGATGACACGTATGCCTCGCTCACCACAAGAGTGGGCAGTTGGTTTGATCTGTACTGTTGTATCAAGCCTTGCTGGCGGCTCATTCATTATTGTGAAGTGGGGACTTCATGAATGGGTTACTGATGTATGGGGGATGATTGCTCTAGGTGGGTTCTTCTTTGTTTGTGGTTTACCCGGTTGGGCTTTAGTCCGTTGGATCTTTAATTTTATAGATAAACAGGAAGGTAAAACGATCGTTGAAGTGATTAAAGAGTTTAAGAAAGCCAGAAAAGACATTGAAAACAGCTAATGCCGCCTTCGGGCGGTTTTTTGTATCTAAAGGAAACTGAGATGAATATTGAACAATATCTTGATGAGTTAATTAAACGTGAAGGTGGATATGTAAATAATCCTGCTGATCGGGGCGGTGCAACAAAGTTCGGCATTACTGAAGCAGTAGCACGTACAAACGGCTTTAAGGGCAACATGAAAGATTTACCGCTTGATGTGGCTAAAGCGATTTACAAGAAGCAGTACTGGACAGCTCCACGATTGGACCAGGTAAATGCTATTTCTTCTGCAGTAGCTGAAGAACTTCTAGATACTGGAGTGAATTGTGGTACCAGCTTTGCAAAACCTCTTTTACAACGGGCTTTAAATCTCCTAAATAATAATGGTAAAGCAGGGTGGCCAGATTTATCTGTAGATGGAATTTATGGTCCAGCAACCTTTAATGCACTCAAAACTTATTTGGCAAAACGTGGCAAAGAGGGGGAAAAGGTTTTAGTCCGCGTCCTTAATATTATGCAAGGTCAGCGTTACATTGAAATCTGTGAGCGTAATAAAAGCCAAGAGCAGTTTTTCTATGGCTGGATCGCTAATCGGGTTGTTATATGAAAGTCTTTCATTGCAGACGTTCAAAGATAGCTTTGACAATCACAGTGCTGTGCATTCTATTATCAGGATGCACAGCTCATACGATCAATAGCAATGTGAGTGTAGGTATTTGTGTGAAAGCTCTCTGAGGAGGGCTTTATTTGTAATAATCCACATAAAAAATACTTTGAATTTTAGGCTTAAATGGATCTAGTCCACCCCAGTTTTGAAAATCAATAATTTCACTTATATCCAGTGAAAATACTTTACTTAAAGGGTATTTACTTTTCTCTATGAGCAAGAAGGGTGAAATGATTTCATCAAATTGATGGGCTGTAAGATCAATAACATACTCATCATTTTCAATATTTGTCCCTTTCATGAGTTTAAAATCATTTATGCCTTCTTGTTGAAGAATTATTAATAGTAAGCTACTTGCTTCCTCACAAAAGTTTCTGGGAAAAACTTGCCATATCATTGGAGATTTTAGATGGTCTTCAAAAAACTTAAGAGCAGAGCTCGTTATCTGGTGCACCTTTTCGTATTGCATTTAATTTTTAATCCTTTTAAACAACAGTTCCTAGGATTGGAATCATCTGAGGCCCAGTCATCCGAGCCTTACTAATAATCTCGACGAGTTCATCATAAGTTAAATTTAAAAAATCTTCTTTTTAATTAGTTTATTAATGTATTCCAGTGATTGGTATTTTGGTAGGAAGATAAAACTATTCTAAATCTTCATCCGTTACGTAAATATAAGGTACAAAATAAGGAACCTCTCAACAGACCCTAATCATTTACTCGATTTTTGACATATTTTGTAGTGAATTACGCAAGTACTATATAAGTTTATTTTTTAAACACTCGGCTTCCTTATTTCATACATTAATTTACAGCTCCAGGTCAGGTTATAAGGCTCTAATAAAAAGGCTTTTTAATAATCAGCAGCCTTATTTGAGACTATTTATGTTGAACTAGAGAGGAAATCCGCATGCGTGCTCTTACCTATCATGGTGCTCGGGATGTACGAGTTGAATCTGTTCCAGATCCAGTGATTCAGGAACCAGATGACGTTATTTTAAGGGTGACAGCCCTGCCATCTGTGGCTCAGCCCTACATCTATCCCGGGGTAAAACCCCCGCCACTGAAGACGGTGATATTTTCGGCCATGAATTTATGGGAGTTGTAGAAGAAGTCGGCCCTGCAGTGACAGAAGTCAAAAAAGGTGACCGGGTGATCATTCCCTTTGTCATTGCATGCGGTCACTGTTTTTTCTGTGAACATGAACTGATGGCTGCCTGTGAAAATACCAATACGGGTCGTGGTGCAATTCTCAATAAAAAACAGATTCCACCAGGAGCGGCCTTGTTTGGCTTTAGCCACCTGTATGGTGGTGTTCCGGGTGGTCAGGCTGAATATGTGCGGATTCCCAAAGGCAATGTCGGACCGTTTAAGGTTCCCGGCTCCTTGCCTGATGAAAAAGTATTATTCCTGACCGATATTCTGCCAACAGCCTGGCAGGCAGTAACCAATGCTCAAGTTACCCGTGGTTCTACAGTGGCAATTTATGGTGCTGGTCCAGTCGGTCTGTTATCTGCAGCTTGTGCACGGATGCTCGGTGCCGAACAGATCTTCATGGTCGACCATCACCCTTATCGCTTGCGATTTGCTCATCAAACCTATGGGGTCATTCCGGTCAACTTTGATGAAGTCGATGCAGCTGAATTTATTATTCAAAATACAGCAGGTTATCGTGGTGTTGATGCAGTTATTGATGCCGTTGGTTTCGAAGCCAAAGGGAGTGTTCTGGAAACAGTAATGACCAACCTGAAATTAGAAGGTTCGAGTGGTTCAGCACTAAGACAATGTATTGCAGCAGTCCGACGCGGCGGTGTGGTGAGTGTACCTGGGGTTTATGCAGGTCCAATTCATGGCTTCCTGTTTGGTGATGCCTTTGACAAAGGTTTAACTTTTAAAATGGGACAAACCCATGTGCATAAATACTTGCCGCAGTTACTCGAACATATCGAAAATGGAGATCTGTCTCCGGATGTGATTATTACCCATCGCATGAAACTGGAAGATGCTGCGGAAGGTTACCGTATTTTTGATAAAAAGGAAGAAGACTGTCGTAAAGTCATTCTAACGCCGTAAATTTACTTAAAAAATAAAAAGTGCCTTCTAGGCGCTTTTTATTCTTTAAACAAGACAGATCAAATCACCTGTTTTTATTTTTCAATTTTCTTCATCAAAAACTAGGGTCTGTTGATACTTACTGTTCATAATTAACCCTATAAAGGTAGCCATAAAAATATACAGGCTAAGGCAACAGAACTTTGATAATTTCTTTTGAGCTTTTCATATCGAGTAGCTATTCCTCTAAATTGCTTTAATCTACAAAACATATTTTCAACTAAATGCCTGATTTTATATAAATACCAGTCCATATGGTCATTGTTCGATTGGCTATTTGTTTTCTTTGGTATATTCGCTTTAGTCCCTGTTTTCCTGATCTGTTCACGCAGTGGTTCTGAATCATAGCCTTTATCTGCGCATACCACTTTTGCCTCTTTTAAATCTAATGTTGATATTAAATCAGGCGCAACTTTAACATCATGTGTGGTTCCATCGGTAATCATGAAATCAATAGGATTGCCATGTGCATCAACAATCAAATGTATTTTTGAGGAGTTTCCTCCTACACTTTTAGAAATAGATTGATTCGCTATGCCGGCAGAATGTTGATGAGCACGTACATGAGAGCCATCAATAAAAATCCACTCCATATCGGGGCATGAGGCTATTAATTTGAATAATCTAAGTAACTTACCGCTGCTTGACCAACGATTAAAACGTTTGAAAATAGAGTTTGAATGACCAAAACAAGAAGGAATATCTCGCCACGAACAGCCTGTTCTAATTCTATAGAGAATAGCTTCAATAAAATTGCGTAAATTTGAGTTGTGGTGAATGGATAAATTACGCAGAATAACTTTCAACTTTTGCCAGTGTTGATCTGTCAGCATGGTACGAGGCATAGCGAATAGTAAAATTGGGTTTGGTGATTTGATTTTACTACTTCGCTATTTTTTTAAGCGAAAAGTGTCAACACACCCTAGTTATTAATAGTCAACAGTTCGTCCCACAAAAAAGGATTTCTGCTTAATTTATCCCGTGACATAGACCAGTTGCGACCTGGCACATAACACGTACTTATACCGAGTTTTTTCTTTCCAAATTTTGTATGTACGTTATCTAGTGTTTTCATCAATTGTTCTTTCTTTTCTATAGCTTCAAAATCTGTGAGTAAGTCATATGTATGACCAGCCTTCGGTTCTAGTCCAGTTAATATCACGCCGCACTTTTTATACTTAATACCTTCTTTATAAATATGAGAAACCATTTTTGTTGCGGCTTTTACGAAATCTAATGCATTATCTGTTGGCTGTGAAAATGATCCGGTTATTGACTTGTTATAGAACGGTACATTTTCATCAAAAGGACTAGATTGAACAAAAACAATAAGACAGCCGCATAATGATTCATCATCTCTCAATCTCTTACATGCTTCTTGTGCATGCATGGCTATTGCTTCTTGTAGGTCAATAAGTTCGGTAACTTTCGCACCAAAAGAACATGACTTAATAATTTGCTTTTTAGATGGGGGTGTATGCTCGATCTCAATGCATGATATGCTTTGCAGTTCGTAAATAGTTCTGGCCATGACGATAGAAAATTTCTTTTGCATTTCTCGAGGTTCCGCACAAGCTAAATCAAGCACCGTATTAATTCCCATTGCTTGAAGTTTTTTTGAATGCTTACGACCGATGCCCCAGACTTCACTCACATCTATTTGAGCAAAGTAATATTCTTTGTTGCACGGATCCATATTCACTAAATCACAAACGCTGTTAAAGCCTGGATTTTTCTTTGCAATATGATTTGCAATCTTGGCTTCTGTTTTACTTCTACCAATACCGACACAAACGGGCAAACCAAGCCATTTCCATATTTGTTGACGCATTTGCTGGCCAACTTTTTCTAAATCAAAGTTCTTTTCATAAGCTGTGAAGTCTACAAAGCACTCATCAATCGAGTACGGTTCAACTTCTTCTGCAGTTACGTAAGAAGCAAGAATCGTATGAAAGCGCCGTGACATTTCTGCATACATTGCATAGTTGCTTGAAAGAACGATTACGTTATGTTGCTGAACAATGTCTTTAATTTGAAAAAGCGGCACACCCATTTTTATATTTAAGGATTTTGCCTCGTTGCTACGCGCCACGGCGCACCCATCATTATTGCTGAGCACAATAACAGGCTTATCATTCAAAGACGGGTCAAAGACTCTTTCACATGAGACGTACATGTTATTTACATCGATGAGAAAAAATACTTTATTCTCATGTTTCATGACTTAATGCCGCGTCATTTTAATGATATGAGTGACAACACCCCAGATAATTAATTCTTGGCCATCCGCTAAATAAATATTTTTATAATCTGGATTCTCTGCTTTAAGCCATTGGCCTTTTTCATCGATCATTAAACGTTTAACTGTGAATTCATTGTCAATTAGTGCAATAACGATATCGCCGTGCTTTGCATCAAGGCTACGATCCACAATCAATTCATCATCAATATCTATACCCGCATTGAGCATTGATAGTGATGCAACTTTCACAATAAACGTAGCGGTTTCATTTTTTATTAAGTGCTCGTTCATGTCGAGAGCTTTATCTACATAATCTTGTGCTGGGCTTGGGAAGCCTGCATTTATTTTTTCTAATGCGTAAGGGATAAGCATATGAGAGGAGGGTACAACTAGCTTGATAGACATAACATCAGACAAAGCAAAACCTTGAGTTAGATAAGGCTTTATCTGGATAATGGACGGTGCAATTTCGCTCATAGAATATCCCCTAGCTTGAATTTGTAACATATTCAAGATGATATGCTAGAGTTTAGTTAAATTTCAAATTTAAAAAGTTGTGGATAAATAATGACTAGTCGTAACTTGTCGCGCTTCATTGTGCATTTGGTCGGAATTTCTTCAATTCTGATCTAGGTTGTGCTACGAACTCATCAGGAGGCATATCTAAGAAAAACTCCTTAGCTTCTTCATGTTTACAATGCAGCCAATCGATCCTTAGTTCAGGAGGAATAACAATAATAGAGCGCTTCTCATCAGTAGGAGCATGAAATTGCTTCATGAAGGGGTGGTGGTCAGAATTAATTGTGAGCATGCTCATAGATCTGATTTCTTCGCCGTTCACAACTGCATATTCATAAATGCCGGCAATTGTAAAAGGCATTTCATCTTTGCGATAAATTCCCCACCATTCAGGCTTATTGTTTATGTACTTTGGCTCGAATATCACATCAGCAAGAATTAAACAGAATTGGTTTTTCTTCCATGCATTTCGAAAACTAGGCTTTTCGTGAACTGTCTCTGTTCTTGCGTTATAAGTATTGTGTACCTTTTTAAGGTCTTTAACCCAAGGGGCCACTAGCCCAAAACGAGCTAATCGCCATTCCATCTGCTCTTTTTTTGAAAATAAGAGTGGAGCTTCATAGTTTGGGTAAATATGAGATTTATATTCAAATGTTGGCTCAAACAGATCCAGTAAGTGAATTCTATCTTTTGCAATCGGTTCATAGTTTGAGCACATATCCCACCTATATTGTATTGATATCTTTTATGAAAATTATTATCTCCGCCTTAAAACTACTTTATCTATATTCATAGTAGTTTTTTAGTAGTTAATTAATTTTCCTTTAATTTTAAATTTTCACTAATATATTTTCTTAATTCTACTTTCTCCAAACCTCTAATGGCATAGCCATAAGATGTAGTAGTAGTCCATTTTTTGCCGTCTAAATCAATATAGTCAAACTTTAACTTTAATCTTAAAAATTTAAGTAGGTCTTCCTTGTTTCCATTTTTATAAAGATATTCCGATTTGCTTAGGATAAATCCGTATAGTTGTGCATAATTAAAGTACTGATTTGTAATGTTAGAAATCTTTTCATCTTTAGTAATAAAATAAAGTTCATGTAGTAAACCAAGTAGTTCATTAACATTATTTATAAATTCACTTAAATCTGATTCATTTATCTCAATAGGAATGGTTCTATCAGGTTGATCGGGATACAGAAGGTATTTGCTAATTAATCCATCATACTTATGTTCTAAGGGTGAAATTTTACGTATTATCTTTAAAATATCCTTTTTATGTTCAGTTTCGATGCTTAAATTATGTGGCTTTACCCAGTCATCATACAAAGAGTATGCGATGTAAGCCGCTGCTAAGGTAGTAATACCACAAAAAACAGAACCTACAATAGCCAAAGTTTTTTTAAAAGAGTTTGGGGAGCCATTAAAGTCAAAAATAATCCATGTTAGTGCAAATATAAACAATAATGACACGAATGAAACGGCAACAACATTTCCAATTAAATCTTTCGTTTTCATATCATGAACTTCTATTAATTATTTCTCTATATGGTAATGTTCATCAAAATAGTATTTTTCTGAGACATCTAACTAATAATCAAATTCTAAATAAAGATGACTTAACGATTTACCTTTAGCTTCGTATCATACTCATAACTATATAATTATTATTTAAACACAATGACCAACCTATTTCCTTATAGAAGGGTTCCCCATACTTAATTGTGTGCTCGATATAAAAGTAGACCCAATCTTTCATTTCTTAATTCTCAATTATTTAGTAAGTAATTTAATTTTTTCTACCCATTTTGCATATGCTTCCGTTTGCTGGGGTAGGTACTCATAATAATCATATGTGCCTTGTTCGCCAGACATAACATGCCCAATCATGAGCTGTGCTACATCACGCGATGTAAATGCACTGAAATTAGTACGAGCAGTTCTTCGTAGATCGTGCAATGACCAATGCTTCATAAAATAGTCATGATGTCTTCTTAGGCGCTCCATTAAATAACCAGGCAATGAATTAGACGATCCATGACTCATAGGTGTTTCTTCACTATCATTCGTTAAGAAATACTCACATGAGCTATAGTCGAAAGCTTCGACAATTAATGCCTCCATTTCAGGCAAAATAGGGCGAATGATTTCACGACCAGTTTTCTTGCCGGTCTTATTGTTTACTACAGGAACAATCCAGACCTTTCTATTTAAATCGAAATCAGTCTTTTTGGCTTTTCTGAGTTCGCCATTTCTACAACCAAACATTAAACATAGTTTTAAGAAAATTTTGTTTTTAGGCAAAATGTTTGATTCTTCAATAGCCAGCCATACCATTTTAATTTCTTCATCAGAAAGAAATCTGGTACCTCTATTTCGTTCAATTCCTAGATCTTCTTTAGCATAGATATCGGATAAGACATTCACTTCAAGCAATTGCCTCTTTTTAGCCCACTTAAGGACCTGTTTTGCATTCGTTAATACCCGATCTGCGATCGAAGGTACATCATCAGCTAATTCTTCAAGTAAGGCCAACCATTGTTGCAGAGTAATGCGGTCAACTGGTAAATCGCCAACTTCGGGAATTACGTGTTGCTCAAATGTATTCTTAATTTGTTGGGCAGAAGTTTTCTTTTTCAGGCAATAACTTTCATACCAATCATTAAAAACCTCTTCAAATGTGCTTGCATCAATATATTTTTGCTGCTGTACACGAACCTCAACTTTAGGATTCATTCCTTTATCTAAAAGCGACCGCATTTCACCAGCTTTAATGCGTGCATCTTTGAGTGACATATGAGGGTAGGTGCCCAAGTCTAAGCGTTCAGCTTTTCCAGCAAATCGATATCTCAACTGGAATACAATTTTACCTTTAGGTGAGATTCTGACACTCATTGAATCCCGATCTGCTATTTCTTCAACCTTATCACGTGCCTTGCCGTTATTAGCTTTCAGCCACACTTCAGTTAAAGCCAT